AACCCCATTACTGTCAATCGTTGCTATCAAAGAGTGGATGTCCAAGCACCCGTTCTGGTGCAACATTGCTCTGGACCAGAAGTTCACAACCTCTACCTCCGTTGACGTTTACATTGGTCGATATCAGTTGTACTGGTCGTGGTTCATTCGACAGGTAGACTTCCTCAAAGACGAGGAATGCTACGCCGGATTTGACAACGCTTCGGTCAACGACATTGCCTCTTTGAACTTGTGGTTTCCTAAGTATGGTGTTATGCTACACTGGGGTTGGTGCCCAGCAGTATCCATATACCAGCGATCACAAGAACAGAACCTCCCCTACAGTCAGTGGTGGGAATCAGGAGTCATCAATGCGACATCCCCACTGGATACAGTCGATGAGAACGCCATCATTACTGCCATGCTGGGGGATAGTTCCAACACTGGTATTCTGTCACACTTCTCCGGATGTCGAGAGATATGCTTTGACCGCTGGGGATCACACCACATTTACACCACCCTCAAACAATACGGATTCCCTGCCCGAGCCTACCCCCAGTCCTTTGCAGGGATGAATGAACCGTGTCGCCGTATGGAAGCTCTGGCCATTGACCATCAGCTTCAGCACGGAGGACATCCGGTTCTTGATTGGATGATTGGAAACGTAGTCATCGTACAGTCCAGAGATGGACAACGACGACCAGACCGTTCCAAGTCCACCAATAAGATCGACGGCATCGTAGCTGGGTTAATGTCCATGGGTGCATGGCTTTATCCTGAAGTAGAAACCATCACTGAAATTCGTGGTTTGAAGTAGGATACATTCATGTTCAACTGGCTACGCCGCAAACCATCCAACTCTATCTCCAAGTCCGCTGTCGGCAATCTGCTGGACATCGTTCTCAACAGCAGCACCATGTCGTGGAAGGATTTGTTCGGCGTACTCAACCACGAGAAGCAGTACACCAACAACACCACCGCTGCACTACGACTGTCCGCAGTCAAGTGTGCGATGGATATTTATACCGGGATGATCGGGTCTATCCCCCGTCGAATGTACGCTCTGGAAGCTGGCTCGCAAGCCAAGACCAAAGTAGTATCGACTACGGACAACCCAGCATCCCGGATCTTCTCACATTACTTCCATCCAGAACTATCGTCTGACGATGGTCTGTTGATGATCGTCTATGACGTACTCATGGACGGCAACTGTTACTTCTACCGTGAGCGTGACCTCCAAGGCCGCACGTCACGACTCTATTACATTCACCCATCCAGAATCACTCGTGGGAACATCTTCCGAGCCTCTGGTCAGGAGAACCTGTCATCCGGTCGTAAAGCCTCACAGGGAGAGCTTCTGTACCGCATCGACACAGGAGTATCCTCACGAGATATTCGCACAGAGCCTCTGCTGCTCGCCAAGGCTGACATCGCCCACTTCAAGGGTAAAGTCCTCGACACTGAGTATCACCGTGCCATCGGCTTCGTAGAGTGCTCTGAGCGGTCTCTGGATCTCTACAAGGCGTCTGAGGAGTTCGGCTGGAAGTTCTACTCCAAGGGCATCGCTACGCAGATGTTCCTGACGACTGACAATCGTCTTGCCCCAGAAGTCCTCAAGCGTATCGAAGCCAACTTCACAGACGATCCCAACGCTCCTCTGGAAGACATCTTCCGTACTCGTATTCTGGAACAGGGACTCAAGCCTGTCCACATGGGTATTCCATTCCAGCATCTGCAGTTCATCGAGACTCGTGCCTTCAGCGTAGAAGACGTAGCTCGTGGTTTGAACATTCCTCCCGCGTTGCTCCACAGCTACATGGGAACCAAGGCTGGCGATGCTGACCTGTCTCAGGCAGTAGCCTTGTTCGTCCAGACTGGCATCGGCCCATTACTGTCACGTATCGCTGGACAGTTCAAGACAGAACTCATTCCTCTCCCATCACAGATGCTGTACTGCTTTGAGTTCGAACTTCTGTACCTGTACCGCAACGTCATCGACAAGTTCACTACCGCTCTCCGAAACCTATTCGAGATTGGGTTCATCGACAGGACTTACGGTGCTGGTCTTCTCGGTATGCACATTGACCCTAATGACGACGCTTCCAGCCTGCGTTACGTCCCTGTCAACCTGATGACTGTCCAGCACTCTCTGCATCTGGAAGAAGGTGCCAAGTTGGCCAACGAAGCCACCGAAGCGACAACCGAATCCACTGTCAAAGCCAACGAGGGCATGGTCTCCGCTGAGGAGCACTCTGCTGTTCAGGAGAAGGCTGAAGCTGCCAAAGCCCCATCAGGTGGTAAGATGGACAAGTCCCCATCTGGCGACAACATCGACAAGCGTATCCGTAATGCTGAGGACAAGGTCAAGGCAGCATTCCTGAACGTCATCAATGGTCTGAAGCAGTATGAGACTCGTGTACTGGATCAGAAGAAGCAGTCACGTCCTGATGACTTTGATATCGCCCGTAACGAGTTCTACACTGATAAGTTCCACGGGATGCTGATGGATCAACTGGCACCTTGGAAAGACCTCGTTACTGTCAGCAACATCAGCCTGGACGACTTAGTCGCTAATTGGGTATCCACTCAGAAACAACCAGAAGGAATTGAAAATGAAATCGCTTGTATTGAATCGTAAGCAGTTGCCTTCTGGTGAAACGCTGGAGTGCAAGGTCACCTTCAACAAGGCTGACGAGCTACTCATCTACGACATCATCATGCCGCAGAAGACGTACGAAGGTGAGACGTTTAACTTCGCCACACCGGCTGACGTCACAGACTTCCTGAAGGATGCTCCACGCGACTTCAACGTCCGCATCAACTCATCCGGTGGAGAAGTTGGTGCTGCTCTGGCGATGTACAACCGACTGCTGGAGCATCCCGGTAAGGTGACAACCATCGTTGACGGCTACGCATTCAGTTCTGCTGGCTGGCTGGCCATGGCAGGATCTGATCGCCAAATCTGCAATGGTGGTCTGTTCATGATGCACAACCCTTACCTGTACGCCAAGATCGACTCACTCAATGAGATCCAGAACGTACAGAACCGCTGGGAGTCTCACCGCAACAGCATCGTAGATATCTTCACCACCAGAACTCCTATGACGGCTGAGAACGTCAAGACGCTGATGGAAGCCGAGACTTACATGTCTGCCTCTGAAGCTGTCACCAACGGGCTGTTCCACTCCGTCAGAAACTCTAAACCCGATACTGCCATCCTCAACTGCCTGCACATTCCGGACGCAGTTAAGAACCGTACCGACGTAACTATTACACAAAACGAAGTAGACGTAAAAGCTATCAAATTGCGAGCTTTGAATCTTCGTAAGAATTTTCTAATTAAGTAGTTGACGGGATTCCGTCATGGTGTTATTCTTATCGTGTCAAAGGCTATGCCCACAGCAACGCACATAAGCAGAAGCCAGATGCCACATCACAATTCAGGAGGTTTTGTCATGGCTTCTGCCATCGCTCATCGCGTACTCGTATTCAACGATACGCCCGCTAAACACGACGACATCCTAAAGATGACCGTCAACCAGCTTACGGACGAACGCACTCGTCTTATTACTGTCACCGAAGTCTTCGATGCCAAGGGCGACAAGCTCTCATCAGAAGACGCATCAGCGTACTCTGATGCTGTTGACCGTATCGAAGCTGTACAGAATGCTCTGTCCAAGACCCCTGCTGGTCTCGCTGAGCGAAAGAATGCGTTGCTGGCTACGTCCCGTATCGCCAACGCCACGAGTGGGCTGACCTTTGACTTTTCCAAGGGCATCCACACTCGCCCTGCATGGGAAGACGACAAAGAGAAGTTCGGCTTCAAGAATCAGCAGGAATACCTTGGTGCGGTTATCAACGCATACAAGGGGCGTAATCCGGAAGCAATCGACCCTCGGTTGAAAGCTGCCGTGATGGACGCCGTTGGATCTGACGAATTCAGCAAGGCCAACTGGGAAGCAGCAGGTATCACCGTACCTCGTGGCTTCATCAACACGGTCATGCAACTGGAGCCAGAAGCTGACCAGTTGACCAGCAGAATGACTCGCATTCCGATGACTGCTCCAGTCGTTGACATTCCTGCCCGAGTTGACAAAGACCACAGCACTTCGGTGACTGGTGGCTTCCGAGTTTACCGTGGCAAGGAAACTGCTGCTCCGACGCTCAGCAAGAACGCCATGGAGATGATCTCTCTGAAGGCACACGAACTGAACGGTGCTGCTGCAGCAACCAACCAGTTGATGGCTGACAGCCCGCTGTCCATCGCCGCTCTGATTGATCAGGGTCTGCGACAGGAAGCTCGATCTTACCGAATCAACGAACTGTTGAACGGCAACGGTATCGGTCGTCCGCTCGGTATGCTGCACGCCAGCAACGAAGCACTGCTGACTGTACTTCGTGAAAACGGCCAGTCAACATCTGTCATCGTCAACGGAACTAACATTCTGAAGATGCGACAGCGAGTTTGGGGCTACGAGAATGCAGTATGGTTGTGCTCTCTGGACTTGTTCCCGACGATCGCTACCCTGCACATCGAGTCGCCAAACAACGCTGGTCTCGTGAAGCTGTTCTACCCTGCTGACAGTGCCAACCCAGACATGCTGCTCGGACGTCCAATCATCTGGACTGAGTACATGAACGGTATTACTGTCGGTCAGGACGGCTCTGCAATCAGCGAGTGGAACGACAACTTCCTCGCCTGCGTCAATCCAACTCAGGTGCTCTACGGTGAGCGTGGAACTGGTACTCTGACCCGTTCTATTCACGTTCGATTCCTTGAGCGTGAAGAAGTGTTCCTGTTCACAAGCTTCGACGATGCCCGTCCATGGTGGAAGTCAGTCATGACTCCTGCCAAGGCTGGTCTGACTCTGTCACCGTTCGTTGTCCTCAGCAAGACAACTGCGTAGTTCATGCAGGTTTGAGGGGAGCGTAGTAGGGTTCACCT